AGGCATTTTGGGAAGATGACTGGTTCATCCTTGCGTTACTGCATCGCCTTGGCTGCAATTGGGAAATGATCCTTGCTACGGTTTCTCAGGAAGAATACGACGAGTACATTGACTACGCCGAGCGGGTGTGTAACCTGATTGGTGTAGCAGAGAAGGAGAAGAAATGAGCGATACAACTACCCCTGAAATCAAATGGCCTGGATACGTTCCACCGCCAGAGCGGGAAGGAATGAGACTGGCGAGAATTGAGATTAGACAAGGAAAAGCAGGAGAGTATTATTTTTCTAGCATAGGACCGATAAACTGCTGGAGAATATGCGACCATGATACTACCAGCATTTATCCTATTTCCATATACGAGCCTGGACCTATCTTCTGCCCAGAGTGCGGAGCGGAAATGAAACCTGTTCTTGTGAAACTAACAGGAGAATTTAGCTTGGGTTGCTCAAGTAATCATACTCATTTTGCCGGACCATGCAAACCTACCAGCGAAGAAGCCCTTTCCGCCGCCGAGTGCCTTCGCGGGCTGTGGGAGAAGAAACAGGAGAAAAAAGTATGACCGTCAAAGAAAGCGTGAAACAGTATCTGGAAGCCCTGGATACGACGGGCTGGCTGGAGAAGGAGAAGAAATGTCCCTAGAACTTCCAAGAATGAAATGCGGACATCAAGGGATAGCTCTTCATGGAGAAAACAGAGTGTGTCCTATCTGCTTCGGGCTGACGCCCTTGGCTGAGGAGATAGATACCGTGAAGATAGATCTCTCGAACCGAAAAGCCAGGTGTGTGTTTTGTGGAAGAGAAGAAGATTCTGACCTCAACCTCCCGTTTTTCGAGTATCACGGAGAGCAAGAACTTGACTCCTACTACTGCGGATGCAAAGCCCCTGAAGGTTTCCTTACGAAAGTTTGAGGTTCTTTCCGATGAAAAAATCTAAGTTCAGGATTTCTTTCCACAAAGGAGTTCACAAATGGCAGGTGGTTTTGGTGATAGGAAAAAAGCCAAAGCATTTTGGATACTTTGAGAGTTATGTGAATGCTGTTATCTCAAGAAACCAAGCCCTGCAAGGAAAACACGGAGCCTTCGGGCTTTTACTTGAGTGGATGAATAGGCTTAAGTCAGGCGAAAAGAAACCCCGGAAGGGCGGGGTACGATAACCTATACCTTCTTAAGGCAACAGAAAGGTCTCAAAAGATGAAAATCGTCCAAACCCCAGATGGAGTAGAGTTCCATGAAACCTTTGGCTATGGAACGTCTATCGTCCAAGTTCTTCTCTCCACACCAACCCCCCGTGTGAAGATTTTCTTTTCATCAGGAGATGGAGAGATCAGACCCCTTTCTATGTTCATAGATCAAGTCAATGGGCTTGTTTTGCAAGCACAGAGTATTAGAAGAGGAGCGAAAGCCTTGGAGAAAAGGCTTGAAGCTTAGGTAATCAAAGCAATCAAAGATGTCTTTCAAGAAGTAATGACTGATGTTAAGGAAGAAAACTAAAAATTGAATACCCCTTGCTGGCGTGCCCATTTGTCTTCCGAACGGATCACTCGGAGGAAACCAAGAGCCATGCTATTGTTCATGGCCCTCAAGACGCTTGGGTGAATGAGCGTCCATGCCAGCATTTGCACCCGTCGATCAATGGTTGATCCGGGAGGTTGACGCTCTGCGACTCCCAGTAGAGGTGACGACCGCCATCAACGTAGGGAACGTTGTGTGGGTGCAGGTTCGACTCCTGCCGGGTGCTTTTAGCTTTTCACGTTGAAAAGCAAGTTTTTTCCTTTTCCTATAGGAGATCGTTAAGATGAAAAAGAAAAGTTGTGTTGTGACAAGTGCGGCAGGTGGAGGAGAATCTCGACCTGTTGGAACGGCGGTTTTTGAGGAATTTGATTCAGTGCAAGAGGCTTTACAGACCCTGGGAGAAGAGAGGGTTCTTAAGCTGGTAAACGTCCAGCATAAGACCAACGCCCTGAACGCCGTTCGAGCGGGAGTTAGTGGAGGCCTGACGAAGAGCAAGTTGAAGCTCATGGCCTTCGAGAGGCTTTCTTCTCAGCAGGAGAAACTCAACTCCGTTCGAGGGGATATGACGGCTCTGGAAGCCTTGATCTCCAAGACAATGGACGAGATTGAGAAAGAGCACAAGACAAAGCAAGCCCAAGCTCTTGCGGAAGTAGCGAAGGAGCTTGAGGAAGAAGTTCTTGGAGAGAATGAAGAGGAAGTCAAGAGCTAGAGGAGAAGAAAAGAAAAGAAAAAAGAACCCTCAGGTAGCACTCGTCTACCTCAGTTGCCTAGACCTGGGGGAGGGAAACCTCCCCCAGAGTCTTTTTAAGAAAGAGAGAGAAAGGAATGAAAAAACAAAAAGAAAAAAGAAAATCAAGACCTGATTATATCCCAACTCTTGCAGAACAGGAGAACATGAAACTTTATGTTAAAAACTCTCCTTTTGGATTTTCTAAGTTCCAACGTAGGCTTATGTGGATAAGTTGTCATCTCAAGCCTGAGAATGTTTTTGAAGATAAAGCCCTTGAGGCTTGGGCTACAAGAAACGGATGGAAGAAAGATGAAGAACCTCACAAACGACCTAGCTCTTCACGACCGGCCAAGCGGTTGGCTTGCAAGTCTTAGAGCCTTAAGAGAAGAAGATCAACAAAGGGCAATCAAGGCTCATAGAATCAAGAAAGCCAAGGAAAAAAAATCTGGGAAGAAAACGATCTTAGATATGTTTTCTCCTGAGCAAAGAAAACTAATGGGGTTTTAGGCAACACCCCAGAAAGAGAAGCAAGAGATGGACGAGTTAGAAACCCTTGAGAAGATTAGAACTCTCGTGAACAAATTCCTAAAAGACCTTGGGGCTATTGACACAGAGCAAATTTCAATAGACATCTGGATAGAGCTTTGGACTTCAGGAAAAAAAGAAGTTTATGCTCTGCACGTCAAGCATCGATGTGTGGATGCTGTGAGAAGAGAAAGATCCAGAAGGCTGACATCCTTGAGAGAGGGGAAGCTCAGAGAGAAGTTGGACAAAGGAGGCTTGGACCTAGAGGAAAACCTTGGAGTTCAGTCCCTTGTAGACAGTCTTATGTCCTGTCCAGAACTTACACCTCAGGATAAAAACCTTATCTGGAATAGGTTTTACAAAGGGCTGTCAATCGAAGAGCTAGGTATCTTGTTCTCCACAACTCCAGAAGCCATGAAGGCAAGGCTGTTCAGGGCAATTGAAAAACTTAGAACTTGGGCGAGGTTTATCTGCCCGAAAGGAGTTTAAGAAAATGAAAGAAATCCTTTGCATGGAAGAATATCTTCCAAGAAAACACCTTTCCTGTACTGCGATGTGTAATTTCAAGAGATGCCCCAGGAAGTTTTTCTATCAAAACGGGCTTAGACTCTCGTGGAGTCCTGAGCCTCATCTTGCTATGAAGTTTGGTGAGGGAATTCACTTCGGACTTCCACATTGTTTTCCAGGTCAGGGTGGATGTCTCGAGGCTCTTGCAGCCTTCAGGAAAATCTGGGAAGGCCGGGATAGTCTGGGGGATAAGAAGAGAAACCTCTCTGTGGCCTTGAAGATCTTTAAGGCTTTTGAAGAAAAAACAAAAGTCTATGCTCCAGTTCTTGTAGAGCAAGATAAAATGCCAGAGCTCGTGGAAAGAAAAAGCCCCTGGGAAGTTCCCTTTGCTGTTGATATAGGTCTAGACGTTCCTCTTGTGGGATACATAGATATGCTAGGGGAGACCTTAAACGGTGAGCTTTGGGGGGTAGAGTTCAAGACAACAAGCGAGCTTGGAAGCAGGTTTATGGAGAACTTCCAGCGAAGTCCACAGATAGGGACTTATACTCTAGCCCTCAACGTCCAACTTGGAAAACCGGTGAAAGGGGTTTTTCTTGAAGCTCTTCTCGTAGCAGGGACGAAAACAGAATGCTTGATGCAACCAATCGAACCTCAGGAGAACTTCCTCGAAGATGTAATCCAATGGTATGTGGATGGATATGAAGGTATCAAACGCTGTGAGGAAGCAAGGGTTTTTGAGAAGAATCTTTCAGCTTGCACATCCTACGCGGAGTTTGGACGGGTAGGATATCCATGTGAATACTCTTCTCTTTGTGATGCAGGGTGTTGGGAAGCTCTGAGATCTTCGTTCTTTCAGGGTGAAGAACATTTGTTTGTCATAGAAAAGAAAGCAGGTGAGAAAGGTGTTTGACAAGAGAAAGATAGCTAGGTTAGAGAGAAGTGTTGAACTTCTTGAACAAGCTATGAATAGAGAAGCAAAATGTAGAAGTGAGTTATACGGAAAATTTTGTGAGCTTAAAGCACAGCTAACAAAGCTTGATCGTCAGATTCAATGTGACGGACTTAACGGCCATGATTTTGAATTTCAATCTATTGATGAAGATTCTGTTTTCTTTGTTTGCTCTGAGTGCAAGGCTCTTGAATCCTGGCCCCTCGACTCCGTGCCTTTAGTTCTTCAAGAACTTCTCCCTGAAGGACTTAAACTTCCTAAGCCGAAAGGATCGAGAGAGAAATGAACTTCAAAGAAGAAGCGGTCTCGGAAGTTTCAAGGCTTTGTAAAGCCCTTTCTGTTCCAACCAGAGCCTCTCTCTTTCTTCTTCTTTTAGAAGATAAAAAAGACGGGATTCATCTCAAGGTAACAGACATTGCTGTTAGAGCCAAGCTCCCTCTGGGAGCTGTTTCTCAACACCTAGCTTCTCTTGAAAGAGCCGGGCTTTTGACAAGAAAAACTTCTGGGAGATCCGTTTTCTTCTGTGTAGAGCCAAGCATGTCTCAGGACGCAAGGATTTTCTTTTCAGCTCTTGCGAATGCTTTTTGATCCTCAAAAAAGAAAGGAAGCGAAAGAATGACAGCCATAAAAGACATCAAATTCCTCCCACCGAAGATACTTCTCATGGGACCCTATGGCACAGGAAAGACTGCCCTGGCTCTGACGCTTGGGGAGTATGCAGAAGTAATAGACTTGGACAATGGGCTTAGAACGGCTGTAGGACTTAAGGATAAGTTTACAGAAGCTAGGCTCTCCGTCGAAGCCCGGCTTTGCTGGGAAGAACGTTATGACATTGCTACATCCTTTGCAAAAGCCAAGAGTAATATCCTCGATGTTGTTAGTTCTTGCAGAAAGAAAACTTATAAGAAAAAAGCCCTTATCGTAGACGGTCTTACAAACCTTGTAGACTGTTCGGTTAGGAGTGTCTGTGGAAATCAAGGAGACCCAAACAAGAAACCTACGCTTCCTGTTTGGGGAATGGCAATAGGAGAGATAGAGAATCTTCTCATCGCCCTGAAAAGTCTTCCAATCGTTGTGGTTCTTATAGCTCATACTTTTCAAGTTATTCAGGATGGAGAGATAGATGAAGGAGAGACGGACTCTGCCACGGGAAAGAAGTTTGACTCAAAGCCTTTGATTACAGAAGTTCTTGCATGCTCTGGGCAGAAACTTCCAGGAAAGGTGACGGCAGCGTTTGATGAGGTTTGGAGAATGGAGGTTCAAGGAAACAGATTTTGCTTGAGATCAATTCGCCTTGCAAGAGCTCCAGCCAGGTCTAGGGCTTGTTTGCCGGATAAGACGGATGCTAACCTTGGCTTGGTGGAAATCCTTAAGAAGATTGATTATGATATAACAAAAGACTGAGAAGAACCTAAGCATCTCCAACGGGCTTTGAAGAAGAAGATTTTACTCACAAAGAAAAACCCCAGAAAAAAGAAAGAAGAAAAAAGAAAATGCCAGTCTTAAACATTCCCTTGAACGATGTGCCAGATGAGATTCTTCCCTTGGAAGAAGGAGATTATTCTTTTGTCATCCTCGAAGCTCCGGAGATCAAAAGAGCTAAGAGCGACAAAGGAGATAACCTGGTTGTGAAGGTCGTCGTAGACGCTGGAGAAGGAAAGAAGAGGACTATCACGGATAGCATCTATCTTCCGACGGAGTTTGGACAGGTTGCCGTTCGCAGGTTGATTAAAAGCTGCGGGTTGGAACCAACAAACAACTTCAACACCGCAGATCTCGTCGGACAAAGTGGAAAAGCTCATATCACCATCCGAGCATTCCAGCCTTCGGAAGGTGCTGAGCTTGTGAAGATGAATCAAGTAAAGACCTATTTGTTCTAAACTTCTTCAAGCCCGTTGGAGTTTAGTTTTTTCTCATCCGACCCTCCTGAGTCTTTAGAAAGGAAAGTTTCATGGAAGAAGATATCAAGCCAAACGACTCAAAGCCCCTTAAGATCAGTCTTAAAGACATCATCGTAGCCCCTGGCAGAGGAAGAACAGATTTTTCAGAGATCATGGAGCTTATGCAATCCATAGCAGCTAAGGGACTTTTACACCCTCTTGTCGTCAGACCCCTAGAGAATGGAAAGTACGAGCTCTTGGCTGGTGAAAGACGCTTCCGCAGTGTTACGCTCTTGGGGTGGAAGGAAGTTTCTTGTAGTGTAAAGCAAGATGTTAGTGATCTCAGTGCAAAAGAAATCGAGCTTGAGGAAAACCTAAAGAGAAAAAACCTCTCTTGGCAAGAAGAATGCACGTTGCTGGAGCAGATAGATACGTTAAAAAGAACCCTCCATGGATCTGGTGGAAGAGGAAGTTCTAGCGGGTGGACTCAGGATCAAACCGCTCAAGTAGTAGGTCAATCTCCAGGGAATGTTTCTAAGAAGATAAAGCTTGCAAAGATTCTCAAAGACCGCCCGGATATAGCAGATAAGGTTAAAAACCTTCCGATCTCTGCAGCTCTTGGTGCAGTTGAAAAACACCTTAAGGTAGAGGAGGTTGATAGAAAGTATTCTCAAGGGCTTCTCAAGCTCAAGCTGGATATCTTGGAGATAGATGCTAGAGAAGGATTAAAGACCTTAGAAGAAAACTCTGTGGATCTTATCATAACCGATCCTCCTTATGGAATGGATGTTCTTGAGGCTCATAGAGGTAAGAAATCTTCCTCTTGTTTCTCCCAAGGAGCAGGGCTTTTGGAAGAAGATAATTCAACAGAAGAAAAGGTTAAGAGTCTTTTGTTGGAGATTATCCCAGAACTTGCTAGGGTTCTCAAGCCGGGGTCACACCTTTATATGTTCTTTAACTTCGAGCTCTTTGAGTTTCTAAGAAACACCTTAAAGGCCTCAGACTTTATCGTAACTGGAAATCCTCTTATCTGGATAAAGAACAAAACAACAACTGCTTGCAGTGGTTTCAATTATGCGAGGTCGTATGAAGGAATTCTTTATTGCATCAAGCCGGCTTTGTTGGATGGGAGACTTAGAAGGCTTGGAGATGACTGTAGAGATACCCTGGAGTTTCCTGTGGATCACTTTTCTACAAAAGTCCATCCTTTTCAAAAACCAGTTTCTTTGTTGAGTAAGCTTGTGTGTCAAAGTTCTCACAAAGGGGAGCTTGTCCTAGACCCCTTTGCCGGAAGTGGAAGCACTTTGATAGCGGCTAGATCTATGGAAAGAAGTGCTTTAGGGTTTGAGCTTTCAAGTGAGCACATTAAACAAGCCAGGCTTTTGCTGAGCCAGCAAGGAGCAGAGAAAGATGATAAGTCCAAGAGTTGATAACTACTATCGAAGAGTCAAGATCGAAGGAGTTAAGGAAAGTTCGACAGGAGAAGTTAGGTGTTTGGTTGTGAGAGAGATTCCTCTTTCAGAAGAAAGAAGTCCGAGATCTCTCCCAACTTTTTATCTTCGACTGGGATTTACTCCAGAGGGCTGGGAAAAAATAACGAAAGACAAGGCGTTGCTCTTGTCTGGAAACCTCTCTTGTCTTGTCCGTTTTCATGGTCGAACACGAACCGGGAAGCTGGTTAATCCTTGTATCATAGACGAAGGAGATTTAGATGCCCCAGAAGCCAATCCTGCCTGAAGGACCGCGAGACGCGAGGATAGCAATTGTCGGAGAGGCTCCCGGAGCAAGTGAAGAAATCTATCTCCGTCCCTTCTGCGGAGCTTCAGGGAATCTTTTAACAGAGATGCTTCGTGAGTCAGGCATAGACAGAGCAAAGTGCTATATCACAAACGTCGTTAAGCTCCGGCCTTTAGGAAATAACTTCGGAGTTTTTTACACCAACAAGACAAGAAAAGTTCCTTTGAATTCCTTGCTCAGGGCACATGAAGAGCTCAGAGAAGAGCTCTTGAAAGTCAAGCCAAACGTTATCATCGCCCTTGGTGAAGAAGCTCTTTATGCCCTGACAGGGAAGAGAGAGATCTCAAAGTGGAGGGGTTCGGTTTTGTCTTCTCCAGTTGGAAAAGTTCTTCCGACCTTTCACCCGGCTTATGTTCTTCGTATGTATTCTGAGCGAGCAGTAGTCCAGTTAGATCTAGCAAAAGCTCTAAAAGAAAGTTCCTTTCCAGAGGTCAGGACTCCAAACGTGAGCTTCGAGATCTCTCCTTCGTTTTCTCAGGTCATGAACTTTCTCTCCATGCCCTGGAAGAGACTTGCTGTTGATATCGAAACTTCTGGGAGACATGTCTCTTGTCTTGCTCTTTCTGGAGCCCCAGCCTCTGCAATTTGTATTCCTTTTATGAAGAATCCTTCTTATGTAAAACAAGCAGGTGGAACCTTTCTTAATATGTCCGGGGCTTCAAGAAACTACTGGTCTGAGGAAGAAGAGCTAGAGATTCTTAGAAGCTTAGATAAGCTCTTGGGAAATCCTTCTATTGAAAAAGTCCTCCAGAACTTTCCTTTCGATGCAACGATTCTTGCTCAAGAGTTTGGCTTGCACCTCAAGGGTCTCTGGATGGATACAATGGTGGCTCAGCATTGTTGTTATTCAGAACTCTTAAAAGGCTTGGATTTCTTAACGTCTATCTACACAGATTATCCTTATTACTCAGACTATAACCGAGCAGATGATATTTCTCTTTGGACCTATAACTGTTGGGATGCTTGCGTCACGCTGGAGATTTCTAGTGTGTTGGAAAAAGAAATGAAAGAGCTGAAGGTCTGGGAGTTTTATAGAACCCTTGCCCAACCTGCCATGATAGCTCTTGCTAGGATTTCAAACAGAGGAATCACAATAGACGTAGAAATGAGAGACAAGCTAAGAGAACAGACAAAACAAGAGCTTGAAGAAATAAAGAAAAAGATCTCAGCTCTTGTTGGAACTTCTCTTGATCCTGGCAGTCCAAAGCAGCTAAAGGAACTTTTATATGATAAGCTCAAACTTCCGCTTCAGCTGCATCACAAAACCCATCAGCCTACGACAGATGAAAAGGCTTTGGAGAAGCTACGGGCTAAAGCTCCAGAGCATCAAGAGCTTTTTGACTCGATCCTCTCCTTTCGAGAAAAGTCCAAGTTACTTGATACCTTCCTTGCCTCAACCCTTCGGGATGGAAAGATGTTCACTTCCTTCAACGCCACAGGGACGAAAACCGGGAGGATTTCTTCTTCAAAAACAATCTTCGGCGAAGGCGGGAATCTTCAACAAATCCCTCGAGGAGAGTTTCGTAGGATGTACGTTGCTTCAGAAGGAAAGGTTTTGATAAAAGCAGATCTTTCACAAGCCGAAGCTAGAGCCGTGGCCTGGGCAGCAAGAGACAGGGCTTTGATAGAGAAGTTCTTGACTCCAAACTTTGATATCCACAAGTGGAATGCTTCGCTCTTGCTAGACATCCCTCTGGAGAGCGTTACAAAAGAACAGCGAAATCTCAAGGCCAAACCCTGCCAGCATGCTCTTAACTATAGGGGAAGCCCTTTCACGCTAGCGAAATTAATGAAGATCCCTCAAGCTGAAGCAAAACTAGCCTTTGAGAGATGGAGGAAGCTATCCCATCAAACGGTTCTTTGGCAGCAGGAGATAGAGAAAGAGCTTCTAGCCACAAGAAAGCTCTATAATCCTCTTGGTCGGCTGAGAATTTTTATGGACAGACTCTCCGATGAAACCTTTCGTTCTGCAACAGGGCAGATACCTCAGTCACTTGTGGCAGATGTGATTAACCTAGCGGTTGTGGAGCTTGAAGAAACTCTTCCTCCAGGGTGTTTCACGCTTTTGCAAGTTCATGATGAAGTTGTTGTAGAGGCTTGGGATACACCAGAGTGCATAGAAATGTGTGTAAAGGCTATCAAAAGAGCTATGGAGAAACCGGTTCTCTTCAAAGACCTCCCAGGTCTTTCTATTCCTTCAGAAATCTCCTTTGGCAAGAATTGGTTTGATCAAAAGAAAGTCTCAAATGGATAAGAACTTCTTGGAGCAATATATAGAGCTAAACAAAGGAACGGAGATTCCAGAGAGCTTCGCTCTTTGGTGCGGACTTGCAGGGATTTCCGCCTCTCTCGGACGAAGAGTCTGGATGGATATGGGTGTGTTCACAGTTTACCCAAATCTCTATATCCTCCTTGTTGCAGAAAGCGGAAGATGTCGGAAGTCCACGTCGATTGGCTTGATAGAAAATCTCCTCAGAGCTCTCGATCCTTCTCCGAATCTTATTTCTCAGACTGTAACAAAAGAAGCTCTTATCGATTCTCTCAAAAAAGTCCGAGGAGATGAGGATAAAAAAATACTTTCTTCTTATGCCGAAGGCTTTGTTATCGTGGATGAGTTTTCAAACTTCCTGAACAAGAAATCCTATCAAGATGGCCTGGGGGCTTTTCTGATTCCTCTTTATGATTGTAGAAATGTTTTTGAAGCCCGGACCCGTGGAGGAGGGATTTCCAGACTTGAGAATCTCTGTCTTGGAATTCTCTCCGCTTCTACAGTTGACTGGATAAGAACCGCGATTCCAGCTGAGGCAATTGGTGCCGGCTTGACCTCTAGGTTTATCTTCGTTCCTGAAACTCCAGGAGAGATTTCCCCCGTTGCGATACCAAGATTTTCAGCTATGAAGAAACAATTGCAAGAGATCTTAATGAAAAAGCTCATGAAGATTTCTCAAATCTCAGGAGAGATATCCTTTGCTGGAGAAGAAGCAGAGAAGTTTTATACAAAGATCTACGAGGAGTTTTTTAAGTCTTCAGGCTTATTCTCTAATCCTTATCTTGCAGGATATGCTTCTAGAAAGTATGTTCATCTCTTAAAGATTGCTATTTGCTTTGCGGTTTCAGATGGATCAAGTGAAAAACCAAGCATAAAAATCCAGCATCTTCAAGCAGCAAATGCTCTTCTCAATAGCCTAGAACCTAGGCTTCCAGCGGTTCTGGCACAGATTGCTTCGTCTGATAAAGGATCAATTGAGAAGGCTATCTACGAAAGTATCTCTAGATCTGGAGGCTTGACGAAGGTTGGCATCTTACAGAACTTCTCCTATAGAATTTCTTCTCTTGAGCTAGATGATGTTCTCAGAACCCTCATCCATGCAAGAAAAATCGAAGCGGGTTCCAACGGAAGAGAAGTTATCTACAGACCCATCAGCGGGTGAGTCTTAGCAAGATACCAGAGATCGGAGAGGGCTTCAGCTGGATCTTGTCGATACTGCAGTCCTGGAGCATTGAAACCTCTTGCAGTTCTTAGAACCCTGAAGGCCGCATCGTGAAGGGTCTTAGCCCAAGCAGTTGCGAAACAGAGGAGGGAGTCATCTGAGAAACAAGTCTTCTTATAAGTCCGAAGTCCAATAGGCCAGAGATGCTTAGAAGCCTCAAGAGTCAATCCCTTGACATCCACCCTTGGGATTTTTCTTTTGAAGGGAAACGGGCTAAGGGAAATCGCTAGTCCAACAGTCCAGCTCTCAAGAAGAATCGGAAGTTCTCCAGTGAGGAATTCACTTATCTTTCCCTGACATCCTTCCACCACGTTACAGAGAGCAAAAGGAGGAGATCCGGCGAAGAAGTTTACAATCTTCTCAGGAGACTTAGAAGAAAGACCGATGCTGACAAAGCCTATATGTCCAGAGCTTTTAAGATAATCTATCAATAAAGGTTTGTTAAAGATCTCTTCTATCTTTGAGCCATGGACATACCGACAACCCCATCCAGTCAGGCACTGAGGTCCAAGACCTTTGTCCATGAGAGTGTTTAAGGGCATGAGGACTAACGTCTGGTCACTCCATTTAGAATCAAACCATTTCATAACATAGAACTCTACAGGAGCAAGAGCCACAGATAAGCCCATAGCTTCGAGGATTAGATCTGGAAGAACATATCTTCCGTTTACTCTTGGACAAAGTTCTTTTGTATCAGAAAGAACATCTTGGAGAATGAAATCCCCTCCAGAAAGAACAACCTCGTCTCCTTCGGAGATTATTTTATTTCTCAAGCTCTGCGTTTCTTCACCTTTCAGCATTACCTTCATGGTCTTAGACTCCTAAAGCCCTTAGGCTTTGTATCTGGGTTTCAAATTCTTGTTGGAAGTACCACAACTTCAGTCTTTTTTCCAAAGGAAGGGTTTCAAGCAACTTCCAGAGATCTTCGTCTGACATATCAAAAGGCCTGATGGTTTTAAGACTCTGGCCTAGAGACTTAGCGTCTCCTCCGGCAGAAAAGTAACGAAGGGTTTCGAGTTTTGCTTGGTCGAAGTCTCCTCTAGCAAGAGCTTCTCTGATGTAGAACTTATCCCCAGAGATTACGTAATCTCCTTTTTGAGGCTTTCGGCTTTGGGTTTTTTCCAGGTAGTCATATCCCAGAGCTCTTGCTTCTTTCCATTCCTTGTATCTTGGATAAGCCCAAGCTTCTAGGTTATTGGCTAGAGCTCTCCAAGCTCCAGCATGGCGTTTAGCAAAACGATTTATCTGCGTGGAAGCTCTAAGCTCTCTAGCCTTTCCCCAAGGAGCGTCCATGCCAATGGCCTTGAAGGAAAGATTAGCTAGCAAGGTTATTGCATCAAAGAATCCATTAACCTTTGGCATGAGAGAAAAAGCCGCAGCTTCGGGGGAAGAACTTTCAGGGTCTACAAACGCCAGGGTTCGAGTGATAGGACCAAAGAACTGAGCTTCCCAGAAGCCTCGGAGAGCTTTTTCCCACAGCCAAGCAAGCCAAGTTTCTTCATCTTCTTTATCCTCTCCAGGAAGAGTTTGATACATGAGGGCACTTCTCAAAAACATCCCCACCATGCCAGCTGAGGTGAACTGAGCGAGAGTCTTGAGAAGGACAGAGATATGAAGCCCAAGCATCTTCGGGCTTCCACCTTTAAGAACATCCTTGAAAGCATTCTTGGCGTTCAGCATAAGGTCTGCTGTTGTGCGAAGGGTTCCAGCGGAGTAGCTTTGATAAGGAAAGATCTCTCGGAGAATGGGATTTATCTCTAGTTTTCCAAGGTTATAGGTTTGTTCGGTTATGAACTGAGTTCGAGAGACAGAGTTCTGCACGACCTTAGCATAAGCTAGAGGAGAAAGACCTCCAGGAGTTCTAGCCTCAGAGATTTCTTTCTCCGTCAAGCGAAGAAATCTTGCAACCCATTCTTCGTTTTCTCCCAAACCTTCGGACTTCCAATCCTCAGCCATCATCCTCCCAGCTTCGGCAGCGATGAGGTTGTTATTGTGGGAAAAAGGTCTAAGCAAGGTAATAGTCGAAAGAGTTTTTCTGAACATTCGGGCGATCTCTTCAAGTCTTTGCCCTTTTTGCCAGCTTCCTCGAAAGTCAAGGATGTCAAAGGCTCCAAGCTCCAAGCCTTTCTTCTCCACTTTTCCCCTAAGCCCAGGGGTTAAGATCTTGAGAGTCGCCAGTCCCCAGCGTTTAGTTCCACAAATCGTAGGAACCAGGGCAAAGGTCTGAGGAAGATTAACAACTCCGGCAAAGGAGACATGGAAAGAACCTAGCATAGAAGAGAAGAACCTCAGGCCTCTAAGCACTGGAGATTTTATTGGCTTGAAGTACATACCTTGAGCAAGGTTCTGCACCAGGTCAAAGGTCTCGACGTTTCCACCTTCTCTTTGATACGCTTGACGAAGGAAATCCATGACATCCGTTGTATCCTCAGAGAGTCTGAGCTTTATCTCTTCGAGAAGTTCTTTTTGAGCTTGAGCCCTAGAACCTTCAAGAGCTTTAGTTTTTTCTTCTTGTTCCTTGAGCCAAGCAGCGGCTTCGCCAGGAGAGAGTTTCTTGCTTGGAAGTTGGACTTTCTCAGGCTTTATCTTCTCTGAAGCAAAAGCCCTATCGATGAGGTCTTTAGACACTCCACCGAATTTCTTCAGGGCTAGCTTCAAGTCTGCTTCTTTCACAAGAGAAAGATCCTTGAGCTCTAGGATCTTGGAGATAATTTCTTCTGAAGTTACCTGCATTGGAAGACCAAGGGCTTTGAGCCTTTCATTAACTTCGTTCATTCCAAGACTTTCAACTTCCTTGATATCCAGCCCCGCCAGAATTAACTTTCTCTTTCGGCCATCAAGGTCGAGAGAGATTTTTAAGCCCAAAGCTCTAGCAACGGCTTTTAACTTTGCTATTCCTGGCATGGGGATCATCCCTTGACCAGCAGTTTCAACCATCATAAGTCTGGAAGTTTGCTGGTGGATTGCACTTCGGACAAGGGTGTTTGGATTGACGTTAAGGACATATCTCCACTTTCCATTCTTGTCTTTAACGGCTGAAGGCATGACAGGGATTTTTCTAGTAAACTCAAGTGCCCTTACTTGCCCAGAGCTTTTCATACCTTCATGGAGTTTTTTGATCTCTCGCTCGAGGTCCAAGCGTTCGATTTTCTTGGCTTTATTAACAGGGTGTTCGAGAATTTGAGTAAGCATTCTTTCATAGAGGTCACTTCCAGGATGCTCAAGAATCCAGACTCCAAGCTCAGTCCAAGACCTCATTAGCTTCGCTTTCTCCGGCTGGACATAGCTTTCTATCCAAGATCGGTTTCTTCGATAGAGACGTTGTTGCTCGGCACGAAGTCCAAGGAGGTTTCCTGTTCTTTGAGCAAAGTCTGCAAAGGCTTGGAGGTTTTTGGAAGGAGCCTTGAGATACCCATCCACAAGTTGTTGGCCGTTTGACACACCAAACTCATCTACTTCTCGAAACCACTTGACATCTTTGGCTTTGAGTTTCACCCTATCAAGCTCCATAAACAACGGAGCTTGGAAGGAAAGAGTTTTAGAGGCATGAGCAGCAAGAAGCTCAAGGGCCAATCTCCCAGATCCAAATTTCTGAAGCTCTGCTGAAGTTTGGATAAGTCCAAGTCCCCAGAGTTCAAGCTTCTCCCTTGTCGTAAAGTCCTCTTGTTTTATTTTATCTATAACCTCTTTTGTCTGTCTGGGAGTCAGCCCAAGAACGTTTCGGGGTTTTGGGATATTTGGCTTTTGAGGCTCCACTCCCCACCTGGTATCTCTTGTAGTCTCGGCTGCTACGAGAGAAAGCTCAGAGAAAAGAGCATCTTCAACTTGCTTAAGCTCTTCTTTCTGAGCTTTGAAAGTTCTTTTGAGTTTCTTAACTGCAGCTTTGATTTGTTCCAAGACTCCCTTAAAGATTTCCTTGACTTGTTTTGCAATCCCTGCAGTTTCCAGCCTAGCCCACAGAGCCGGGTTGGAACCGATGCGATCCAAGCCAGTTGTAACAAGTTCTTTCTCCGTATCAATGCCATAGTCAGCTGTCAGGTTCTCAAAGAACTTGCCTTCTGTTTTGAGGTTAAAGGATTTTAAGACCTTAGCAAGTTTCTTATAAACGTCTTTATGTGAAACTTCAAGAGAATGCACAATTTCATGCAACACAACAGCGTGGAGAGAATCTACAAACCCGGTTTCTGTGGGCTTAAAGTCAATAGAAGCCTTAGAAGCATTTACAAAAACAAACCCGGCGTCGTGAGCTAGGAAGAAACCCAAGCCTGGAGACTTTCCTTTTCCTAGAGCTTTTTCATCGACCCAAACAATCTTCCTGCCAAGGGATTCTGCAAAGCTCTCAAGAATCTTTCCCTTTGTTCTGGAGCTCTCAGGAAGTTTTTCCAAAGAGACTTCTTCTATCTTGGACTTGGCATTCTGAGCCATTTGAAATATTCTTTTCTTTCGTAGAGCAATGATCTCAGGAGAGTTTCCAGCCAGAGAGTCTGGTAAAATCCCTGGGAGGTTTGAAAGAGCCGTGACAAGCTCAGGCATTTGAAAGGCTTGAGCGTTTTTCATCTTCAGGTCAAGGAGTCTCTCAACTTTTTGCCCAGGGTCTAGTTTTCCACTCAAGAACCTCTCTTGACCTTCAGGGCTGAGGAGCTCAAGAAGCTCTGAGGTTTTTATCTTTTCCAGTGAAGGAAGTTTTTCAGCAAGTTCGGCTGTTATTTCTTTGTGGGATTCGAGCTCTACAAGAATCTCTCCCTTTCTTTTTTCTTTTGCTTTAGAGATCTCTTCGTTGTCTTTCTGCTCAAGCTCTTCTTTCGACCTTTTCTCTAGCTTGATTTCTTCTTGAGCTTGGGCTTGAGCTTCTTTGAGCAAAGTTTCAACTTGAGTTCGAGAGGCAGTTCCGAAGGGCTTTTGAGTCACGAGTTCATAATTTTCTCCGAAGGTTTGGATAAAATCCCCAGCTTCTTTTTCCTTGACATCTTCCTTTGTTTTTACGAAAATCTCTTTTGTAATATCTTGGCTTTCACCTATAACTCCAGAAAGTTGCTTTATAGTCTTTGCATCTTTTATCTTATCTACAGCCAAGCCTACAGACTTAAAAAACCCACCCATAAAAGCACCACCAAGGAAGTTATCTAATAAGATCTGTTGCGTCTCTTTCGGAGACTTATCCTTGAACTGAGTTCCAAACCCTTCCACAATAAGCTCTTGCTCTACTTCTTCCAAGCCTTCTTTAAGGCTTGTGGAAATGAGATCTACTCCCAGATCCAAACCCTCTGCTAGCAAGTTCATCGCTTTGCTTCTTGAAGCATTATAAATAGTCTCTCGTGCAAAAGATCCTTTTTTCAATCCCTTAAACTGCTGTTGTTCTACAACAGCATAAAGAACTCCAGCAGGGATGGAAGCCAAGAGCCCTAGCTCTGGGTCTCCTCCAATAGAAACCCAACGTTCGTAAGTTTCATTTGCTCCAACGCTAAAGCCACTTGTAGCAGCCATAGCACTACCTATCCCCGGACCCATCATTCCTCCAAAGAGAACAGACGGAGCCATGTAGCCTACAGATGAACCAGCAACTTCTGCAAGTTTTTTTATCTCAGCATCAAGGCCTTCAGATAAGATTGGTCCAGGAGACCAGAGCTCCTGAGCTTCTCCTATAGCCGAGGCTTGTTCTTGCAAGAACTTTCCACTAGAGACAATGTGTTTTTCTGGCTGATATCCTCCTTTTTCCCCAAGGGTCTCAACGGCTTTTCCAGTAAGGTTAAGAGCTCCTTTGAGGAATTCCATAGAGTAAAGTCCTGCAGAGGTAAAGAACCTGGGAATTGCTCCTGAATCTTTCTTAGCGAAAGTTTCAGCCAGGGCTTGTTCTTCTTGAAATTCCTGAAGTTCCCTTCCAGCTTCAGCCCAGATGTCATCTGAAACCCCAAGTTTTTTTCGGGTTTCTTGGATAAGCTCTCCTTCTTCTTTATCTGCACGCTTGAAAAGAGATCCAAGATAAAGAGCCAGTCTTTTTTTGTACTCAGGACTTTCTTTATCAATCTGGGTTCCTTGACCAGCAGGTTCAAATCCAGCAGCAGTTTCTTCCTTGGATAAGGGAGCTTGAGGAGTTTTAATCTCTGGAAGGTCGAAGAGATTTATGTTCTCAGAAGCCTGAACTGCAAGGCGATCTACAAGAGAAGCATATTTCTCTTTAGGTAAAGATGTCTTTAAGCTGACTCGAACAGCATTCTTCGGAAGAGAGCTGAAAACCTCTGGAGCTTTTTCTTCTTCTACAAGAATAGCTCCTTCAGGAACATAATCCAAAACAGGGATTGCTCCTTCAGGAACATAATCCAAAGTTGGAATATCTTTAAGATTACTTCTTGTCTGGGACATCGTACTCTACTTCCTTTCCATTCTGGAGTACTTTCACCCTATGGTATCCCGGACGAACTGGAAGCCTTGAGGAAGAAGAAGAAGTAGCTTCACCCTCTAACAAACTCTTCACATCAACTTCTTTCCCAAGCTCATCAAACAAGGATTGCATTTTTGGAACAAACAAATGCCCTGGAAGAGCCTTTGCGTCCCAACGAGTTTTAAGTTTTCTTAGAGTTAGCTTAAGATCCGTTCCTTTATCCACAGCATAGCGAATGTCTTCAGCGGCTTTAGTAGACTCTTCGTTCAAGGCCATTCGTTCTTCAGGCTTGAGGCTTTGAATTTTTCCTCCAGAAGAAACCTTTCCACTAGCCCTAGACTTCAAAAACTCCGCATTCGCAGTTCGCTGTTCGTTCAAAGCCATTACTTGCTCTCGTTGGAGTTTGGTTTCTTGAAGTTGCTTGTCGATATTCATTCTAGTAACTAGAGCCTGGGCCTTAAGCATAGATTCTTCCAAAGACTCTTGGTTCTGGATGCCTTCATCTATTCCTTTCTGCACACTTCCTTTTTTATACTTAGAAGTTTTTTCCTTTGAGCTTCCTTCTTGCTTATCAAACTCTCCAGCTAGAGCTTTTATCTTTGAAAACCTTTCTACTTGATCGAGCCTGGCGTTTTGTTCTTCCAAGGCTTTCATTCTTTCAGCTGAAGCTATCTTCTCAAGCTCTGCTGCCAGCAAGGTCTTTTCATTCTGTAGCCTCTCTTGCTGCAGAGCCATTCCTGTCACGCTGAGAGCAAAACTTCCAAGCTCGTCCCCTCCAGCATCTTGTTTTCTCTTCGACGTATCTACCTGTCCTAAAAACTGCATTGGCATTTTTTTCTCCTATCCAAGGGCATTAAGTCCGGTTCCTGCACTCTTCCCTAACAACGACCACATAAGACCTTCTGTTAAAGGATTAACTCCTGGAGTAAGAGCTCCACCTATGATACCTCCAGCCATTCCAGCAGCTTGGCCTAAACTTCCCCAGTCAATTCCAGGATTTTGTGATGTCTGAAGATAACTTGCCGTTTGAGACTGACCCATATAGTTCAACGCTGCTGAAAGATAAGGGCTATTCTCAGCTCTAGTCCTCAGCCAATCATTATACCCTGCAGTGTTTTTCGATTGTTCATACGCTTGGAAGGGACTAGCAGCTTGGGTAAGGGCATTAGCTCTAGAAATCGACCTTTGACCAAAAGCCTCTCCAAGCCCAACCGCTCCAAGCTGACGATTCGCTGCACTTTCAGCAAGCTGAGCTTTGAGCTCTTCATTTCTATAAAGCATATTTGCAAGCTCAGACCCCATCTGGCCTTGGAGACCTTCAAGAGCACTCCCCACCGCTTGGCCTCTTCGAGAGGAAAAAGTTCCTCCAAGAGCAGAGAATTGCTGAGCGATCTGAGGCTTTATCTCAGTGTCGAAAGTCCTCATCAGCGGAGCCACCACGCTATCTTGGAATCTCTTTGTCATCGTTTTATCTGTCACATCATACGAAGCCTCTCCGCCAAGAGCTTTTGAGATAACCGCTCTTGTCGCATCGTCGAATTCTCCCATCTCACCTGGAGCTTGGTTCACTAACCCAAGAGACTGCGTCATGGCCGGAATAAGATCAGCGATAATCTTCTCTCCATACGCCGGAAGATCTTTCCCAAGATTATCCTTCAGCAACTTCGTCAGAATCGCATTCACCTGCTTCTGACTGCCCGACAGGCTTGACGTCGTTATCATCTTCGTGCTGTTCTCGCCGCTCTTGTTGCTCATTACTTATCCTTTCAACTTGTTCTTCTTCTTTTTCATCTTCTTCACTCTCTCCTCCTGTAACTTTCGTAGCTAAAGTCTCAGGCTTTCCAAGCAACACATCCCTCTTTCCTGAGAGAAGTCTAGCTTCAAAATCTTCTGAAATTTCAAAAGACACAATTCGAGCAATCTCCTTAAAGTTCCATCTTCTCAGCAAGCCTTCAGGATGCCTAGAAGTTTCAGCAGTTATCCTATCTCTTCCCAAGCTCTCTGCCCAGAGAACAAGCCTAAGAAAGATTCTATCTTGCACTCCAGAACCCTCGAGCTTAGGACTGGCCCAAGCATCAGAGAGAAAAACATGCTTAGCTCCAGGAGGAGCAAAAGCCACCAAAAAAGCAAGGATCTCTTCGTCTTGAAAAACCTGCCAGATACAGGTGTTGCTTGGAGCATTTTGCAACAACCCAGAGATTACTTCACCCTGAGCTTCTTTCGCTTCTTGGCTTTCTCCAGTAAGAAACGGGATCATAAAAGGCACAGCACCAGAGTTCGTAGCTCGTACAAAAAGCATTTTAGTTCCTTTCACTTAGAGGTTTCATAAAGTTAAACAGTATTAAGATTGCTTCCAACAAATCTTCCACTAGATAAAAGTAACAAAAGAACTTGAAAGTCAGCGGAGTAACCTGTTACGATAACAAAGAGCTTTCCAGTATCTCCTTCGATTTTAAGTTCCAAAGTTCCTGAAGCAGAAGCAAGGATCAGAACAGAAACATCTGCTCCAGTCAACCCAGGTCCACTGAAAATCAAGTTTGTTAAACCTCCGTCATTTGCTTCTTTCAAAAGACAATTAGCGACGGTGTCGTTTTCCCACAAACCCAGTCCAAGGATAACCCTTCCTCTCCAATCTTCTCCAGACACATATTTCTTAACCGTGTCTCCTGTTACACTAATCCAAGTTTGATATGCCTTTATCTCAAGCGTAGAAAAAAGGTTTTCTTTTGACAAAAGCCGGCCAAAAGACTGGAAGTAATTTCTCAGGCCCTTGAAGAATTCTTCTTGTTCAGAAGGACTACCGCTTGGGATTCTAGGAAAAGGAAGGCTGGTAAGAGCGGAGGTTAAGGACATCAGTTATCTCCCATGGGAGTAAACCACACACGAAGCCATCTAAGCTCAAAGCTATCTGTTCCAGTGTTTCGGATTTGAAAACGAAACGTTTGAGAATGAACATCCACATAGCACTTGTATCTAGTCCACGTAGAGCTAAGCTCAAGAGTTTCTATCTTAACAAACGTAGCTCCTTGGTCAAGAGAATAACAAATATCTGCAGAAGTTCCCTTGAGCTCGAGCTCTAGCTCAATCCATCGAGCATAAAGAGACATATAGACTTGAGGAACAGTATAATCCATAGATTCCCAATATCCATCTATTGCTTCTCCTCGATCGCTTTTTGTAGTTCCATCATGGAGATAGATTTTTTCAATGGAACCTACGATCCTCAGGGGAAAGTCACTTCTAAAAGCACTCGCTTCCCAGCTTCCTGCCATGTCAGTCCAAGTCACTCCAGCTAAAGCTGCGGAGTTCCAAGCTAGAGAAGCGTCTCGTTCAAAGAATCCAAAAGCGGTTGGATTGTCTTTAAGAGAATAAACAGTCCATTCAAACCTAGATTGTGAACTAAGATCAATATCAAGAACAAAAAGCAGAGAGGTTGTTGAGCTGGAAGGCACAGACCAGTAAGCCCTGCTTTTGATTGGATCGTATTGTGCGAAAGCTCTTTGAATAAGAGAAAGATCTGCTTCTGTTTGAAACTTACTCACAACCATCGTTCCGATAGGAAAAAGATTTGGACTTCCGTCAAAGAGATAGAAGCCTTCCGAGGACATATAGAGATGATAAGCTCCAACATCTACAATGGTTTTTTGACTTGCCAGTCTAGTTCCTCTCACAACTCTCTCAAAAGCATAAAGAACATCTCCTCCAACATTGGTCATGGAAGATATTGAGTTTTCAGCGTAGATCATCAGTCTGCCAGAAAGCTCAAGAAGCTGGAGAATATCTCCGTCTGCACTAGAGATCAAAGCAGCTCCGGTATCCACGCCTGTCCAGTCAGTGAAATCTCCCGCCGCACACCATACAATAGTCTGAGTGTCTATAGAAGAGGTTGTTATGTTTGCAAGAAAAACACGATCGTTGAAGATCTCTATAGCTTTACAAGTCACAAAATTAGCTATATCAATCTCCATTTTCAGGAAATCCTCATCTGAACCATTCCACCAAAGAGGAAAGTCTTTGCCGTTTGTGACCATTATATACTTCCCACTAAGGTCATAACCAGAAGTCATGTCTATGATGTTGTCCTCATCTCCAGTCCAACGTCTTAGAGCTTTTATATCATCCAAGTAAAATACCTTAGAACCTGTTTGATCAATTTCTATCCAGATGCCAATTGAAACAACGGCGTTCAAAGTTGTAAAATCCCCATCCACAACCATATACTGCCAAGCATTAGCTGTTGCATAAGCTGGAAGCAAGAAAGTTTCATAACTTCCGGTTTTTGCCCCATCAGCAGTTTCAGAAAGCACAAGGCTTAAAGCTCCTGCAGCCCAAGTAGAAGTAGAATAAAACCAGAAGCCAAGAGAGGTTTTTTCTGTCAGATCCTTTGCCGGAAAGTTGGCATACGCAAAGATACCAGTTGTAAAAGCATCAGCCACAGTTGCTTTCAAAGATCCAGTCCCTAGTTTTTTTATCGTGGTTTCGCTAGCTAACGTCACGTTCGCTGAAGCTGTCCAATCTGCAGCACTATCACAATCTTGTATCAACGCTCCCATAAGAATCCATTGTTCTGAGGAAGTATCATACAAATATCTATCGTGCGTGGTAAAGGCTACATGGCGACGTGTTCCAGAAGAAGTTATAAACCTAGAGATTTCCATAAAAGGATCATCTGATACCCAGAGATCGCCTCCAAGAGCAGAATATCCAGCTCTTTTTTTCATGCTTCTTCTATCGAACTCTATGTTCAAGAGTCTAGGACTTCTTCTGGGGTCTAGCATGGTGGAAGGATCTGTGGTGTCAAGACCCAAGAAAGGATAGGAAGTATCAAGCGGTAGATAGACTTTAGCTGGTTTCATTTATCACGCCTCTTTAAGGATTTCTGCGACAAGAAAGTTTTCAGGTGGAGAGCCGGTATTGGTTGTTGTACTTCCCCAAGGATACCAATTTGCTGTTGTAAAAACTTCAAATCTAAAAGGATGAGTAGCTGTGCTTACAGTTACACGATCCATCATAACCAACGTTCCTGCTACGCCAGCAGCAAATCTTTGATAAACGCCTTTGTATCTTGTGGCAGAAATAGTATTATAAAGAGCTAAGCATGTCACGTTCGCAGTAGTATGGTTGTAGACAGATCGAAATGCTTGTATTCTGTAAACTCCAGTACTTGTGAATCTAAAAGTTCCTAGAGAAGCAGAAACAATTGTGATGAGGCCATCGGGATCATGATAAGCACTAGAATTTATCTCCTGTGCTCTCCAACCAGAAGCACCGACGATAGTTGCTAATGGAGCAGTAGAATACTTCAACAAAGCCTGAGAATTAGACCCAATCTTTCCTCCAGAAGAAGCATCAAGATGAGTATGCTGAGCATTCGTAAAATCTGCTATCGTGGGAGTAGTTAGGATTTGGCTTGTAGGAAGAATGATAGTCTTAGCGGAAATGTCTAAACTAGCTGCAAGTTTTCCAGCTGTTACAGCTAAGTCCACAATATCTGTCGTATCCACAAGAATAGCCGTCGGAACCCAAGCCGTGCCGTTCCAGTAGTGAAGTCTTCCAAGAGTCCCTGCTGCAGAACCATCATCTACCAAGAGCCTACCTTTGTCGCTGGTATTCAAGGAAGTAATAGCATCTGGTCGTTTCACAACAGCTGCATTATCTCCGTAAAATGCTTTCGCACTTCCAGCTTTATGCTCTCCACCTCCATCTCCAGAAGTTATAACATCTCCTACAACCGTTGTAGCTGCAGCAAGAGCGTTGTGTTCTTTCTGTACTCGGAGATCAATTCCCTTTCTCAGATCTCGGATCTCCTGAGCACCATCTGAAATATTATCCGCATTTGCTGGAGCCGTTTCTACCCAATAAGTTCCTGCACCATCGTTTGGCATTAGTAATAACCTCTTTCATCAAGCCCACTAAAGGGATCAAGCCAAGGAGTAGCACTTTGTTGAGGAGTTGAAGGATTGAAGCCTTCCAAGGCTCTTTCCTCAAAATGCCGCTCATCAAAAGAATGTGCTTTATGTACGGAGTCAAGAGCTCTAGCTCTCCAAGCCTGGCCTTCGTCGAACATTTTCAGAGAATCGTAGACAAAGCCTGTTGCCCAGCAAGTTATAGCGTAGTCAAGAGACTCCACCGGATTTGCCGTGCTTCCGGAGGCTAGGTCCCCTGGAGGGGCTATTTTCGTTAGGCGAATCGTATACACGGCGTTTGGAATCGGACCCAGGTAGAGCTTTCCACTTTCAACATATCCAAAAGAAGGCATGCCAGTTGACAAGGCTGCAAGGTTCGGCCATCGAGAAACAACCCATTTCTTGGTTTTCAAGGAAAGAGAATAAGAGTAGTTAGAATTTATAAGCCGAGCTTCATAGATTCTATCAAGTGAGCTTGTCAAGGACACATAGGCTTGAGAGGCAACGGTAGCCTTGTCTTCAGAGACAAACATCTCTCGGAAGTCATGTTCCTTGAGAAGTTCTCTCAGAGCAAAATTAAGGCCGTTGAGGATGACAGAATTCTTATCTGTTCTTCCAATGTTATCCTCAACAACTGCTTGTAGTGCATCACGGTTCATTAGTCAAGTACCTTCAGGACGGTGAAGCTCGTAGAGGAAACCCAAGTATGTACAAGATACAAGTCCAAGTTCGTCTTATCCCAGATAAAGCAAAGATCACTTCCTGGAGAATCGGCTTCTGTAGAAGAAACTGGAGCTCCATCCTTGAAGAAAACTTTCACAGCCGGGAGCTTTCCATAAAGGGTTTTCGTAGAATCCATTTCTTCCACAAGTTTCATTAAACAATTCAAGCCCTTAGCAAGCTCCCAGGCCATGGCGTTTCGCACAGGGGTAAGATTAGTTCCAACAGTTACTGACATTTCTTTTCTCCTTAGTTGGCTCCATGAGCCAAGGCATCTTTTCGTAGATAATCAACGTTTTTGTCCATAATAATCGTCCTAAGATACGCATGTCCACAGCGGACAGTTGGATCTCCAAGAAGTTTTCCACCAGCTTCTTTGAGCTTTCGGAAGAAAAACCCATCTTCCCATTCAATGATCTTTCCGTCTGATCCAAGACGCTGTGCAAAGAAAGGAGGCTTGAGATTCTCCTTCACCCATTTAAGGTCTAAGATAGTACAAGGAAAACCGCAAGAATCTATCACACAAGGTTCTCCAGTTGGAGAAGCATCTAGGTAAAAAGTCTTTCCGGCAACAGCTTTCGTCCAAGAAGAAGTAAAAGGATATCCTCTTCGATAACAAAAACCAGCAACGGCCTGAGCTTTTGTCTTTTGAAGCGTTTGAAACAGCCTAGCAAATGCCAATGGTGGAAGAATACTATCCGCGTCGATCCAGAACATCACATCACATTCCGAAACAAGAGCTTGCTCGATGAGCTGATTCCTAGCTCGAAAATGTGGAAGATAATCTTGTACTGTACACACAGCAACTTCACCAAATCTTGCAGCTTCTACAGCAAGAGACAGTCTTGGGCCTTCGCCCTCTGCAACTGGATCTCCCACCATTGGCATTGCTAAGGCTATTCGCATTTTTTACACTCCAAGTTTCAAAAGACTTTCACTACAAACAGCGTACAAAGACCCTCTTTGACGCTGCAGCACCGGTGTTAGCTTCGAGGGCAATAACATGTCGGCCGAGGGACCGAGAGGTTATAATCGTTCCTATGTCGGTGTTGATGGCATTGAGCTGATCATTAAGACTCGCAACCCAATCCTGGGCATTGTCTAAGACTCCAGCAACATCAGTTTTAACTACATTCAACTGCCCATTCAGACTTGCAGTCCAATTCTGGGCGTTGTCTGCAGTCCCAGCAATGTCAGCTTTGACCTCAGCAAGCCTAGCTGCTATGCTAGCAAAGTTGGCATTAACCTCAGCAGCATCATAAGTGGACGAACAAGCCACCAAAACCGTTGTGGCTGTTCCGCCAGTTGAGTCTGTTAAACTAGACTGAGTGATAGCGAAAGGTGCTTCAAGAGTAGTAGCAGACGTTCCACCAGAAGAATCAGTCAAACTTACCTGAGCTAAACTATACGGAGCTTCAAGTGTAGTTGCTCCTGTTCCACCAGAAGAATCCGTCAGCGTCACCTGAGTCTGCGTAGCATCAGCTGCTCCACTGTCATAGAAAAGACTCGCTGAAGCCGTTCCGCCTTTAAGAACATCTCCCACAGCAACGTTAACGGAATCTCCATCCACGACACCTTCACCATACCCAAGAACTTGAATCCATCCATAGCTTCCAGCTGCAAGGGAGGTTCCCATGACAATACCCGCTATCAACGCCGCATTTCCAGCATCGGCTCCGATAGCCGTGGAACCGGCGTAGACGTTCTTCAACATATCAGCCCCATCAGAGGCTTCGTGATAACAGGTTTGACCTACTGTCAAGGCCGTTGAACTTTCGGCGTTCTTGACCCAGAGGTAAAGACCTCCACCTATCCACCTATACGTACCAGTGGAAGATACCCCTTCTACGTCGTAGGTCTTAACTTCTGTCTTGCTTCTCGTAACAAAAATTTGCTTTTCCATTTTGTTTCACTTCTTTCTTTCTCTAGGAGATCGTCTCCGAGGTCAAAAGCAACTGGTCGCGAAGCTGAGTGCAGATAATATCCAAGGTACAGATAATATGAGCTACCCTAGCCGTCTGAAGAGGAACGTCTTTCCAATTTCCCATCGCAAACCAAAGCTGAGGATCATACACAACTTCGATGTCGTTTGTGTTAAACATATAAATACGATGATAGGTAGAACCATCCGTGGGGGTGTAGACCTTTGGGCTCCAGATCAGAGGCTTGCCTTTGAAGCGAAGAACTTCAAACCCCAGATCCACGAGCTTGGAAGTTTGATCCTTCACAATCTGAGCCTTATCTAAGCCGAAGTCTTCATAAAGCTCAAAGATATCTTGGTCACAAAGCAAGAGATTCGGAGGGGTTCGGTTATTATGCACCGAGTTATACGCTTTTTTCATATCAGACACAAGGTTCACTTCCATCGGAGTCGTGAACTGCATGTACAACGGCCCCCACCAAGGGTTCGTAGCAGTGGAGGTGTTTGGCTTATAAACTCCATTTCCAGAGTTAGAATAATGAGCAGCCAGCGGCCTCGAGATCCCACCATACGTGCAAGTTCCAGTAAGCAAGGCATAGTCTGGAACAATATCACAAAGGCTTTGAGTATACTTATGGGCAGCTTCTGTCATATCCGCCTGTCGCATGACATCTTCTTCAAATCCCTGGGACAAAGCATCTCTTGCAGCAGTCAGCCTTTCCGAGACATAATCCGTAATCTTGAGCTTTCCTGCATTAACGCGATCATCCAGGAGATCCCTTTGCACATGGGCTGATACATTTCGGAACTTCCAACTCGCCATGGTCTTAAGCTCTGGCTCGCCCATCTCAAGCGTATCGCCCTTAGCAATCGCCTTTCGAGTACTTGTCCCGTAACGAATAGTTCGGGTGATAAACTCCCCTCCAACCTGAGTCTTAAAAGTTCCCATTCCCTTCAAAGCAGCCCAGATAGGAGTAGCTTCAAGGATATTATCAATCGCTTGAGGACGAATTTCATACCAGGTGTTGAGAAAATAATCCTCAATCTTTCCCAACCTAGAGAGCAAATTTGGTACAGGTAACGATGTAGACATTTAGAACATCTCTTTCTGGAGGCTAAGCCTCCAAGTCATCAAGTCCATTAGTCCCAGAAGCAAGAGCTTGACCGAGAAAACTTACAAATCCTGCTCTACCAGGAGCAATTGATTTCTCTGGACCTTTATGCGGTCTTGAACCAAAGCTCACAGGTCTTTCACTTTCAAACTTAGGAGGATTCAAGTCCCTTTCTCCGCTATCCAACTTCGCAAGGAAGTACAAATGCTCAACAGAAGCATTCGGGAAGCTAGGCAAAAGCTCTTGCATTTTCATTCTATACTTGTCAAAGTCATTATACTTTTTCTTCATTTCAGCTATCGACGAGATAACTTCTGTTTGAAGTTTATTTCTCACATAGCTATCCGTCTGGAGAACTTTGTCCTTAAGAGGACTAAATTCTCCTTGAAGAAAGCTGCCCATCTCGGATTTCAAGGCTTTCACAATAGTCAAGGCAAGTTCTTTATTGGACATAGAATCAAAATCCACCGAACCCAAGAAGTCTTCAGATGAAACTTCCTTAGGTTCTGTTCTTTCTCCTAAATCCACATTAACCTTCATCCCACTTTGCTTGGCCTGGAGCACCTTTAACACATCGGGGTCAGCCATGATTTTCCTAAGTGCCATGTTGCTTTCAGTATTCTTCTCGACGTTTGTGAGAAGTTCTTCTAACTTACGCTCTTTTTCACTCACGGCTCCGCCTTCAGGATCTTGAGCCTCAGCACCTTCGTTAAACAATCCTTCTTTGTTATCCATTTCTCTTTTCCTCTAAGATTTTTTCTTTGAGAGCTTGCTCTCTTCGGAAATCGCTAACATACTTTCGATAGGAAAGTTTGAGGTTTCGTTCCAGAAGCCTAATATCCCCAGGAGTTATGGGGCTGGAAGAAGTTGCAACCATGGAACCAATCCACTTTCCGTTAATACACTCGAATTTTACTCTTTTAGATACAATACTTTTAGTTTCATTTGTCATAACAATGCTCCACTAGAGAGTCCATTTTCTTTACAATACCTCTGGAGATCTTTTTTCTTTTCAAAATGAAGCGGTCCTTCTCCAGTTACGTTTATATGCTCGAGAGTTATAGGCTTCCAAGAGTCTTTGACAGGGATGGAGATAGTCTTGAACATCTTTCCCTTACAGTTAGGACAAGTCAAAGGACGGTTTCTTTGAGAAATCTCCCTATAGGCATCTTGCTTAAGCCCGCAACTTTTACATTTATAATCATACACCGGCATTTGATGTCTCCTGAGGAGCTTGGCCTTGGCCTTGACTCTGAGCTTCTTGTCCTGAAAACAACCCGGTAAACTCTGGATCGTTCATTGAAAGCTCCAACATCTCTCTGAGCTTCATCTGATTAACTGCCGGGTCCATCATCAAAGTCTGATACATTCCAAGAGCTTCTATTCTTCGAGCTTTCAGTCTTTCTCCACTAGCAGTAAAATCAACCTTGTATCTATAGTTTCCCCTTAGCTGACTTCCTGTCACCTCTGCCCACTTTCTAGCTCCATCCACACCCATGAACTCCACCCATCTAGGAGTAGTCCACAGATCAAAGATAAGAGAGTTTATCTTCATCATCAGCTTTCGATAAGCATTCTTCACAATCTTTTCTCTTCTCGTAAGCCTTGAAGAAGAGCTCATTTGCACGATCGTGGCTTCTCGAGCAGTTCTTCTTCCAGAGGCTTCATACTCTCCCATTTGATTTCTCGAGAACCCTACCATCTCCCTGGCATCTCTTCTCACAGCTTCCGCATCTTGATAAAGAAGCATGTTGTTGTTAGAAGGAGTCATAAAAGCAACAGCAGTTCTTGGATCTTCTCCGTTAGAGGTCTTAACCACACCTCCTACATCTGGAGACGTAAGCAAAGATATTTGGGTATCGCTCATAGCCCCATCTTTCACAACAGCCTTAACAACCGAAAGTCTCCTTTGCTTTGCGGCTTGGAGTGTAATATCCGAAAGTTCGGCTTGTTGAGGATTAAGATACAAAGCATCAGGTGTAACCCAAAAGCTCCTAGCGGCAGGTATGAAGCTAAAATCCACAAAAGGAAGTCCTTTTGTCTGCAAGAGATCCGTGTCATTTCTAAGAAACTTATCATGCCCTGTTGCAATTACATAAATCTTCCCTGTTCTTCTATCATGAATCTCAAAAAGTTCCACGAACTCTACGTTAGAAGACCCTTCACCAAGCCTGAAGTCTGTGTGTCCAACTCTCAAAGGCTTTGGAACGGTTGTATAGGACTTCATAAAATCCTTCATAGACATAACAGGCTGAAGATCTCTAGTCCCGGAGTATTTAACATCTGCCTTGACATCTTCCACATGTCTCACAACTCTATGAGCTATCCATGGAGCATCCTCACAAGACCTAACCCCCCAAGGAACAAGGATGTCATGTGGAAGAACGGCTCTAACCCAAGGCATTCCAGGACGAATATCTTCTCGAAACTCAATTCTCTGACCCTTGGAATCAAATTGTGTGAGAGACAAACCTAAAGGTTTTTTCCTTCCAAGTCCAAAGCTCTCGTCCCAACCCCATTCGGAGTCATAGCCAATCTTAAAGATTCCTTTTCCATAAAGAAAACAATGCAAAGCCGCTATCTCCATTTCTTCTGAAAGCCCAAGATCTTCTAAAAGATCATTGTCCAGGGCCTCAAGCATTCTAGCCCCAAGCACATCACCAGAAGTTGCAGGAGACACTAGCATTGCTGGATCGCTCTCAACAAGAGCAGAAAGAAGAGCGTCTCCAGTAGACACGATAAGATTCGGACCAGCGTTTGCTAGAGAGGGATGGACAGAGTAAAACAACGCTTCGTTGTCTTTCCATGAGTTCTCCAGTCCATAAGACTTTCGATACTCCAAGGCTCTAGAAAGCTCTTCTTCCCATCCAGAAACTTTAAGTTCCTTGAACACTCTTTATTCCTTCAGACCTTGTTTTGGGTCCAAGCCTATTGTAATACTAAGAACCTTCACAATAATCCCCCAGATCTTTCGGAGCTTGTTGCTCTTGTCATCAAAAAACTTATCATCTTCCTTTGTCGGAGTAACAAGAACCACCAAGCGGACGAAGCCATAAATAGATCCAAGAACTGCCAGACCGGAGGTTACAAGCTCTTCTATCTGTTTCGTTTCCATTTTCTTCACCTTCTTTCTACAAAATTCCCCTTAACATAGGAATAAGTTCCTGGACAAGAGCCACCAGAGAGTTAAGAAAATCAATTTCGATCCTGGCTTGGACATAGGCTTCTAAAGCATTCTTATACCCTTCAGTCTCTCTCAACCTTGGAACTACGTCCAAGTCGATGTCAATCTGCTGAAGAGCTTCTGCCAAATTCGGATGTTCCTGAGTAAAATTCTCAAACGCCATTCCAACAGCTCGTGAAACCAAAAGATCCACACTAAGTTCTTCTGCCATTTTACTGACCTACTTTCTTTGTTGCTCCAAGAATCCAACCCTTGACATTCTGGTTTAAGTTCTGCTGCATGACAACAATCGTAGAGACCTTTTCAAGCATTTCCTCTCCTACAGAAAGGTTATCAAGAGCATTTGCATGTGCAGAGGTCTGGGTTTGGATGTTTGTGGCAGTGAGAAGAACTCCCGCAGAGTAAGCCTTCCTAGAAGTTATAACCCATTCAGGAGAGAACACCACCGGAGTGCCATCTGGTTTTTTGATCTGCCCTGCAGCACAGAGCCTGACATCTGAGTCAAAACCTTGGTCAAGAGCCTTGAGGTTCTTGTTCTCTGCTTTTATGAGCTTTTCATGCAGAGAAATCTCTCTCTTCCGAGCCTCTGCAAGAGCCCCTTTCGCTTGTTCCACCAACGTCAACGTAGCCATCGGAGGAGAACAAGCCAGAGAAGACAAAGCTAAAAATCCAAATACAAGAAGTTTTTTCATCTTTCCTTACTCCTTCTCAAGTTCACCTGTATCCACACCACTAACAATACCTACGCGAATGAGGTTTCGGTCAATTCGAGCTAGACGTTCTTCAAGGTTCTTAACATCCAAAACCGACTGCCTTAGCCATTCTTCCCTTCCATGACATCTGGTATTTATCTCTGCTAACTCTTTCCCATGCATTAAAACCTCTCTTGTGATCCAGCCCATCCAAGCAAGGATCACAACGCTATAAGCACTCCAAAGAAACCAAGCCCATGTAGGCATTTAATAACCTTTCATAGATATTAAGTTTATATTCATTAATTCATTCTACATCAAAAAACTCGCCATGATTATTCCTTATTTCCCGTCGTCGCGTCGTTATTGAGTTTGCTTGTGCTCATTTATTATTCCGAAAAATCCGTAAATTCGCCGATATCACCACCCGGCCAGCATGTCGGCTATCGTTACGACATTCACAGTTCCCGCGCGGTGATCCGTAGTTATCGTATCAATCAATGTCTGAAACGCAGCAATGGCGTCTCCGGTGATTCCGTGAAAATTCAGGACACACGGAGCGCCATCAATTTTACACGCCTCATAAACCGTTGCGGCAGCATTGATGTCGGCGGCTAGTGCGGTGGTTGCTACACTGAGGGAGCACGTCATTAACTCTGGTCTGGCGAGAGTCGTTTTTCCAGCGCCACCTTGCCCACCGACAAGGCGTACTTGCTCGACAAGCGGCATAATTGCCGCCTCATCCTCATCGCCTTTCCACGCACCGCCCGGAGTTGCGAGAACACGAGCGCCCGCCCCTGATGTATTCTCGAACAGCGCGCGAATTCCAGCCGACACATTTTCGGCGCGCTGCGATACCGTTTGGCTGTCCCACGTCTCGTGGTCATTGGTATGATTGCCGATGACCATATTGAGCCTCTCCATCCAGCGGCATTGTTCCCATGTCAAATAGGCCGCATTGGTACCGATAAGAGATGGGATCACATAAAAAACAGCAGGAAGTCCTTTCCCGGCCATATACGCCGCACATGGATAGGCAGAGGCATAACCGTCATCGAACGTGATTGCCACTTTTGGAACGGCCATTTTGGGAAGACACAGCAGATTATCGAACGATACGCTGGAAACTGCGGGAGAGGTTCGATCTATACGAATCAAAATTTTCGTGATTGCAGACCAGTCCAGCGTACCGCTTTGTGTCAATGTTTCAGCGGATGGGCCAAACCCAATCATGCCCCACCCTGTATTATTCGCGGTGGTAGAAATAGTGTGAAACCATTTATACTGTTTATAGTTCGCTCCAGAATATAACGTGATGCTACCATAGTTGATATTGCTCGCACCAGTTTCATGCACGAAATATGAAAGATGCGGCAGGGTGTTAGACAGGTCGAGCGGAGACGCCGGAACACATTCAACGGCAGAGCCTCCACCGGCCTGTGTTACATCACCCGTGGTCACCTTCATGGACTGTATTCCGGTTAGAAATTCAGTCGTATTCGCGGCGCGGGTTGCCTCAATTACTGGAAGTCGATCATCCCAAACGGAAATGTCGCCCATGAGATCGGCATATACTGGTGTAGGAAACGATGACCGTGTTCGACGAGTTTGCCTACCAAATACGCTGGCGTGGTATTCTGCAATTCCACCCGGTTGATTCGTCGCCGCCGCAATCCTAGCGTCGGCGAGGGTGTTGATATGTGAATCCGGGATGTTTTGTTTGTTTCTCATCCAAGTTCCTCCACCCACATGTCCACCGTTCCAGAAGCAACGATGAACTGCAAGGTTGCAAAGCTCGCAGGAGTCCCATCCTCTTCATTCGTCCCTGTCAGCAATGGCGTAGAACCGATCGTCGCCGTTCCATACGCCCAGAAAATCCCTTCGGTCGGCGTGATGATTCTCAACCTCTTCGTTGCGGAGTTCAAGGTCAACCCCAACGTCGCCAGGGTCTTGCTCGTCACATCAACCGTCACCTTCACCGGCCCAGCTACTCGGACATAACCCAAAGCTGCCAGATATCCACTAACCGCATCCTGCTTTGCCTCTGTTGCCAGGCCTTGAGGTATAAGAACCTCTGCCCCAAAGGGTCGTTTCGTTATCTCCATCCTAGTCTCAGCCATTTGAATTATACCTCTCAAGTCTCAAAATCCACGTACAATCTCCATCCGTCGAAGAGAGATTAAACGTTGTAAAGGCATAAGGCACGATTTCTAGGTCCTGAGGATTTCTAAGATAAATCTCAGTTCCGGCCACAAGCCCGAAGCTTGAACGATCGGTTGTAGCCGTTAAATCCGTCGAAGTTATCGTAATCTCATTCGTTTCTATCACCTTCCCAACAGCCAAGACCTCTTCCGAAAACTGTGTCATTCTCAACTTACAAGCCTTTCCACTCGCTGTGCAAGCAAGATGGACTCGGATTCTATCCGCCCCTCCATTTTTCAAAACCTCAGTTCCAGAACTTACAACCGACGAAGAAGCAAGAGCCGTTGTTAAAATCCCATCTGTTCCACCACCAGCATAAAGTTTGTTATCTATTCTAATCGTTGTTGCCATGGGTTATTTTCTCACATCTTTCTCCTCAAAGTTTCCTTACGAAACTCTGAGGTTTTAGTTCATCTCAAAAACCTTTAGTTCTTGGCGTTCTTCTAGCATCTCTGTCCACACACCAGCTTTTTCTCTAGCCCTCTCCCTAAGCTCGTTTATCAAAAAATCAACCCCCAAAGGATCGGTTCTGGCTTCTATTGCCTTTTCTTCTTCATCGCTTGAAGTCAAAGCCCAAAGCTCCAGTTGCATAGCCAAAGTATCCGGAAGATCGTCGTTTTGCCCTAGTGGAAAGCTCAAAAGCTCTCTCTGCAAGTCTTTCATCCAAGTCCTGAGAAATATACTCTTCGAGGCAAAAACCGGCTGCAAGCCCCTAATCCTCTGAGCCTTAGAGCTCTTTGTATGCCCCAGTTTCTCCACCACAAAGAACGTTCTCTCTCTTCTCATCTTTTCTCTCATCCAATACATCAAAGTCTTTTGATAAGAAACCGTTTCAACTCCAACCTTCACAGGATGATACATCTTCACATGGTCAAAAAGAACTTGGAGAACCCTTCCTGGAGAGCATTGTTCCCTCATATAATCCACAACATAAATCTTCCCAGACCTCAAATCCTTCCCTGCTGTCAGCACGACGTTGAAGTCCGGAGAGCCCTTGCAATCCTCTGGGTCACTCGCTAGATCCACAGTTGTATAACACACAAGATCCCTCGGAGGAGTTTCATAAAACTCAAACCATTCTGGTCTGAAAGTCATATCCTCCGAACGGATGGGTTTGTTCATGTAAAGACACGAAAACATATACGGCCCCATGCCCTTGCGAAGAGCATCTAGAACCTCTCTAGGGAACTTCTCCGGATACGTAGGTTCTCCGGTTTCATCAGCTTCCCCTGAGGAGTTTTCCAAGCAAGCTCTTTCATAAATAAAATAATCCTCTTCTCCTTCTTTTATAGTAGAAAGAAGATCTTTCACAAACCACCTAGTTCCGACGACGTATTGACAACCCCTTTGTTGATCATCCAACAACGGAAGAGCCAGCTTATGCCAGCCGATGGCCTGAGCCACCTGAGCCTGCGTCGGAGCCAGGTTTTCTTCCCCCAGGTCATTCTTCTCCGGTGCCACAGTGTCATCTTCTGTGATATCGTCCCAGTGAGAGGACGTTACTTGTGTTCCCGTCCCAGCTGCTTGGAACGTACTTTCAGCATAATCCCTTTTTCTTTTCAGGCATTTGCTTTCTCCCTTCCAAGTGCAAGAAGCATCAGGCAAAACTTCCGAGAACAACGCTCGGAAAAGAGAGTTTTTATAAATGGAGTTGTCGATCATAGAGAGCTTCTGCACGGAGTTCCCAAAGGTGTTTTGCACAAGAAGCGACCTATAGCTCCTGCCAAAGAGATAATGTTCTCGAAGAGCCTTCCACTGAGGCCTGGCAATAGACATTATTGTAGTTTTAAGCCAATCTCTCGGCAGGATAAGAAGAAGTTTCTTCACTCCCTTGTCCATCGCAAGGGTTTTAAGCCTTTGAGCTTCGCTTCCAGTTTTCTTCATTCTCTTAAGAACATCATCCAAGACAAGCTCATAAGTTTCTCTTCCTGGGCGAAGAGTTTCCTTGTAGCCATCATAAAGCTCAAGGAGTCTACAAAGGGGTTTGTGAATCCTGGGGTCCAGACGATCAAACCCCAAGATCCCTTTCGCGAAGATATAAAGATCCCCAAGAACAAGCTCTCTCAAGGAAGCAATTTCCTCTGGAAGAAGCAGATCTTCAGACATCTCTACTCTCCTCTACAGCTTGAAGCAAGAGATTTATCTGGCAGTTGTCGATTTTCACCCCGGCTATTGCCTTGGCGTCCTTGCCAAAAGCCAGGTCAAGGATCTGACTAGCAGATCTTTGCCTAACCGCAGGGTCGAAAGAATCTTGCATAAGTTCCACGTGAACCCCAACAGCATCCTTGGCTTTTTGTTCTATGAGGTTTCGAGCTTCGGAGATTGAACTTCCAAGCTGGGAGTTGACCTCGGCGTTTAAGCCTTGGCGTCTCCTAGCAAGCTCTCCTTGAAAGATAGGGGAGTTTATGACATTAGAAACCGTCTGAGGTTCGACTCCTACCTCTTGAGCGATGTCCTTGACCGCCAAGCCTGCTAGGGCAAGGTCTAAGATCTTAAAATGTCTCGGAAGAAGTCTGGTTAGGTCGTGCATGGGAAAGGGGTGTCCTTTTGAAAGGTAGGCGGGGGAGCCGGGGGAAAAGTTACGCAGGATTATTGTTTTGATTGTTAGTTAGTTAATTAAGAACTAGAGCTTGAGAATTTTATAAAAAATTCCTGATCTCCCTTACAGTGTATAAGCCCCGCCCCTTGGGGGGATGGGTGGGGATCGTGTTAAGTAGAAAAGTTATACGGGTTTTCCACGCAAGTTTCATGTATAAACTGTATGCCTTTTCCAGTTTTAGCGGAGGATTTTTTTATTTTTTTCCTTTGCTTGGACACTTGGTTTGCGGTATAATGCTAGGTGAAAGCAAAGGGCTTTGAGGCTCTTTAGCATCCTAGAAACCCTAGCAACAGGAGACAAAGAAAATGGCAAAGCATTATCGAGAAGTAATGGCAGTGTTGGAAGTCGGCAAGAACACAGAAGGCAAGGAGACAGAATGGTATAAGTATAAGACCTTTCTGCCGGCAAAGGGATCAACGGCGGAGCAGTTTTTAGCAGAAATGCTTTTGGAGCATAAGCTCTCCAAGCAAGAAGTTCAGGTAATGATGGTCAACGCGGTTGATCTTCTTATCCGTGGCAGGGTGCAAGCGAGCTTGCTTGCAGGGGACAAGAAAAACCCCAGTTTCACAATCCAAGAACTCTCGGAACTTCAAAGCAAGCTGTCTCCAGAAAACTTCGCCAAGTTCCTCGGTGGGGATATTTCAGTTCTCCCCAGGGATTCCGGTCCAGCCCGAAAGGTTTCAGAAGCCGAAGGTCGGGAAACCCAGAAGGTTTATAAAGCCCAGCGGAATGAAAGCATCAAAGTCCCGGAGCTTGATGCAAAGCAAGCCTAGATGCTAGGGATGGCTCAGGGAGAAACCCCGTTCGGACGAGATTCCGGGCGGGGTTTTCTTTTACGGAAAGGGCTTTTAGTGGGGCTACGCCACGGTTTTAGTGGGCTAGCAAAGCCCTAGCCCTAGGTCGATACGCTAAAAACGAAAACCCCCCCAAACGCCACTAAAAGCCCCTAGAAACCCTTAACGCCAAAAACCCCCCTTTCCACCGCTTTTGAGCCTTTCAACCCCCGTTTCGTAGCATCCACTACCCACTAGGGACTAACTAGGAAATCGGGTATGCTCTTAAGCTGGCGGGGGGTATGTATGTATAAAAAAAAAAAAAACATCCATCCTCCACGAGTACCCCCGTTTTCTTTTTTAGTCCCTAGTCCCTAGTGCGTAGTGCGTAGTAAAACGAAAAACCCCCCAGTTTCGCTTGTTTTACTAGAGGCTATAGTTTTTTCTTCTTTAATAAACTAACAAAAGAACATCAAAAAACCCCAGAGCGGGGGCTACGCCTTTTTAGTTTCCCCCGGTTTCACCAGAAAAACCCCCTGACAGAACAAAACCAAGACAAGAAATAAATGAAAGGAGTTTAAGAAAAAATGTACACCACAATAAACTTCAAGACAAAGAAAGAGTTCAAAGAAGCAGTTGCTCAGCACGTTGCAAATGGTTCTGGAGTTGCTTTCTACCAGCCCGGACCTTTTGGAGGAAAAGAACCAACCGAGGGAGAGATCACTGTCGAAGGCCCACACTATCCCCTTCCCCACAGATGGTATGCAAGATGCAAGGTCAGGGGGGGTTGATAGTTTCCGTCAGCTAAAGCCTTCCTCAAAGTTTCGGAAAGAAAGTTTGAGGCTTTAACAGATCAAGATAAGAAACCTCCACAGGCAAGCCAGGCCAAATAGACTGGCGTGATAACCAATCAGGGAGAATGACATGGAAACGACGAACCAATGGTATGTTGTCGTGAAAGACGGGATATTGCTTGGCGTGTTCGGCGCTGCATTATTGGAGTCTGCGAAAGAACATTCTAGCAAGATAGAAGGCAAGACGTTTCTATGCAATGTTGCGAAACGTCCGCGTGTCGGACAATTCTTTTCTTTTACACGAAACAATGCGTTTGCTATCTGAATTGACCTAACACCATACAGGGAGAAGAACATGGCAAAACGCGAAGTATATGAATCTGCGAACGATGGAAAAAATCGCCTTGTCGAAGAGACTTTGTCTGACGGTAGCAAGGTATACAATGTCGAGGTCAGAAACCACGAAGGCTACATCGTTGTGTTGGCGTGCCCTAGCTACAACGACGCGATGACGCTGCACTTGACGATCAAGGATACATCTATCGTTAATTGACCACTATACGCAATTTCTGTCTAGATTATCCACACTACACTACCCAATACAGGGAGAATGAAAATGACGGATTTAGAGATTATGCAGATTGCAATGCGTAAAAGTAATGAAAATATCAAGTTCTGCGCCGTTGGCGGAGGTTTGACGCAACGAGATATTGAGGCTTACCTTCAAGGCGCAGATTCTGGGATCGCGCATGTACTCCAGCTTTTGAAGGAAAAGAAAATCCTTAAGCCGTCAACTATTAGGGAAAATGGAGTTGAATTAATTAGGTACAGTATTTGAACTAACACCATACAGGGAGAATGAACCATGAGCAACGAGGCAAGACGAGCAGCGGAGAAGATTCTGGACTGCATGGCCGATGCTTTTCGTGAACTACGGCAGCTTATGGTATTCGCGGAAGATAAAGACTATTACCAGAATCAAATAGCCGAAATCATCGACGGAGAATTCGCAAAGAAGAAAGGTGAATGATCCATGACCTACACACAAGACATTATTCTGTTCATCCTGCTTGCCGACGTATGCGGGCACAGCTTGGAAGAATGGGCATTTGCACTGATAGGGAGAAGGAAATGAAAAAGACAATCAAGATCGAAGTACCGGAAGGCGAAACACCCAAGCTGGTCAACGTCGGAGATGACGGCTGGCGGGTGGAGTTTGAAGAGGCAAAGGAAATTGCCCTAAAAGGCTTGGACCTTCTCAAAACCCTTATCCCAGGCGATTACGTGGAAATCAATGGAAATGGGATGCTTGTAATCAAGTATCTTCAAGGCTTGAAGTTTCTTCCAATAATGCACGAAAATTTATACGCATATCTTAACGATATAAATGAACTCAGACGTATTAATGACTTTGAACATGTAATAGGCATGAAGATAGCTGACATCACGGAAGATCATATCCAGTGGCGTTGGAAAGCGCCAAGGTAACAAGTGAATTGCGGAAACAGCCTTTTTCGCGCCGCCGTAGTCTGGCTGGCCACAGATGATATTGGCATAGCTACACTGGCCGGGCAGGTGGAAGGCCTGCACAATATTTACAGGAAAGGAATATTGAAATGGTATTGAAATGCACATGCAAACATAAGGAACAGGACAGGATTCACGGACAAGGAATGCGAGTTCATAATCCTACAGCAAAGAAAGACCCCCAGCAGTACAGGTGTACAGTTTGCCAAGCTATTAGGAGCAAGTAACATGCTTACTGATCTACAATTCAGCGAAGAGCTAAGTGAAAGGACTAGAAGAAAATGGTAGCTGAGAATTATGGTTCTTCAAGCAAAGAAGAAGTCGTGAAAGAGGTTGTAAAAGAAACAATGTCAAAAATCCCCCTGCCAAGGATTTCGCCCTTTAGGGAAAGGACGATACAAACCGTGAGGTTTTTTGACTTCATGGAGCTTCCCCAGGTTCTTATTGCAGGGATTATGCACGGAATGGAGATTGAGAAGTTAGAAAGTTTAACGAAGTTGAGAGAGCTAGGTGCTCCGAAGGATTTGATAGAAGTTCTGGGGCTTGGAGATTATGAAACAGATCTTGTCGATCTTGAGGAAATCAAAAACCTTTAGGAGGTTTGGTATGAGCAAAAGCTATAACGTTTGTTGTCTTCCAGGAAGGTACTCCCACTTTCTCTGGGACGTTGGGAGGTTTTTACACAGCGGCTTGCTAGACCTGGGGCGGGAAAGTCTTTTAAGCTACAACCAAGCAAGCAGCAAGCATGTAAATCTTTTTATTGGAACTCACCAAGCAGAGTTTCCTGGAATTGAAACTCTTTTAGGAGATTCTATTATCATTGAAACGGAGGCTTTAGCTAGAGGAATGATAAACAACAATCCCTTGAGCAAGGAGTTTTTAGAGAAAAGCCATTTTCCATTGCTTAGAAAGGCCAGAGAGGTCTGGAGTTTTTGTCTCCAGACAAATGAGTATCTTCTGAGCTTGGGGGTTAGGTCAAAGTTTTTCAGGCTAGGCTTTTCCCAGAGAATGCTTGAGCTCAAACCTCAAGTCTTCAAACCCTTTGACTTTGTTTTTTATGGAAGTCTCTCAGAGGAGAGAAGGGAAGTTCTTGATGCCTTGGCTAACGCAGGGTATAAGGTTGGTTTCACCTTCGACGCTCCAGGGCCTTTCAGAAACAACCTTATCTCTAGCGGAAAAATCTCTTTATGTCCAAAAGGTTCGTTTGGAGATTTTAACTTTCCAAGGTTTGTTTACCTCACGAATAACGCTATTCCTTTGGTTGCAGAAAGGGGAAGGGGAAGTGATGTTTATGAATCCTTTGGGCTTTTAGCAGAAGGACCAGAGGGGTTTTTAGAGATGCTAAAGGAAGTTATAAACACCCCAAAAGAAGACAGGGAAAGCTTGGCACGGGGTTTTATGGAAAAAGCCTTGATAGAGATGCCGATGTCAGGGGAGTTGACCAAGATTTTAGAACTTTAGGAGAAGAAGAAAAAATGAAACCAACAATTAAAGACCTTGGATTTAAGTTATGTCGTAAAGGTATCTATCGTGGAATTTCATTCGAGTTAGTACAATGGAAGGATTCAGAACGAGATGAAGAGTTTCATAGTAATTATTATATCTATATTAACGAAAAACAAGTTCCACGAGAGCATTTTGCTAAGATAATTTCTCACGAAGTATATATCTTTAATGCTAAGGTTCATGGATATCGAGGTACTGAGTTTTTAATGTCCCTCTCTTGGCATGGAGATATGACCTTTTACGATCTTTTAGGAGGTAAAGATGGAATAAGTTGTGTTGTAAAAGCAGGATGTGATTATAGTCATCTTGCGGATATGGAAAGAGGATTTGATTATAAGATGGAAGATTTGCTTGAGGATGTTTGTAACACAATTGATGATCTGGGGGAAAAAGCTCCGTGGTTGAAGATTTGGTGCCGAGGATGTGGTGCTCTTGAAGCTCCTTTTATTGACTGGAATGGACTAGAGGTTTTTTATTGTGAAAAATGCAAAGAGAAAAACAAAACTTTAGGAGAAGAAGAAAATGCCTGAAGAACAGCAAGAAAGACTGGAAGTTGATCCGTTTATGAAAAAGATTTTTGATAATCAAGTCAGGGCCTTCAACCTTGGAGTTCAGCATGAGAGAGAAAGGGTTTCAAGATTGATTGAGCTCTTTGAAAAAGGACATTTGAGAAACACCGAGCTTTGCGTTGCTCTCTTGCACCTTAGCCTCCAGGTCTTGAAAGGCATTGAGGAGCAGCCTTGTCCGATAGAGATACCCAGAGAAGGAGAAGGAAAATAACCATGCAGAATCCAAACCCAAACGACTACCGCGTAGGCGACAAGGTGCTGATTGCACCGGAAGAGTTTTTGAAGAGCAAGGGGATAGAGCTTGCTGGAGAAACTAATCTTTTAGGAACAGATCGTGTTGTAGAATTAAGAGGTACATATCCAAATGGATGTTGGATGGCTTGTAAAGAGATTGGATGTGGAGTTTTAGCAATGCAATGTCACTTCGACATCCCCGAATCCGCGATCCTTGGACATTCGTTTAAGTGGGGAGAGAAGATAGAGGTGAGCGACGATGGAAATAGTTGGTTCCCAGAGACGTTTGGAACATTCTCGCCTTGCAAGCGTCTTAGCGTGTATTCAAACGGGGGAGTGCCTTATCGCTACGCCCGTCCGATCAGAGAGAAGGAAGAAGAGAAGCCACAAGAGCCTGAAACCCCGCCGAGGTTTAAGGCTGGGACGTGGGTGACGAATACTCGACAGCTTGTCCCATATGAAGTAGTAGAACGAAGTCTTTATAGCTTCAGAGGAGGTAATGTGCCTGATACAGATTGGTGGGCAGAGCGAGGATACAAGCAACCGCATGTTGGGTGGGATGAAAGCGATGAATACATTGAAATCCCCGCCCCTCCGACAGAGGAACAACAGAAGAGGGTTGGGTATAGGACAACAGGAAGGATTGTGGATGTAAGAAAGGATACTGAGGAAGAAACGCTTGTATTCCATGCTTTCTGTTGTCGCGTATGGGAAGCTAAACAATCTTTTGTGGGTGACAACGGTCCCTACCGCTGGGAAGCGGAAGAGATCGAGGAAGAACAGCACAAAGAGCCGGAAGTTTTCTGGGGAGATCGGAGTAACGATTATAATGTTGGTGTATATTCATGTCCCGATGGCCTCTCTCGGCATTGGATAAACATAGCAGCCGCGTATCAAAAAGACCAAGACTGGGCGTTCGTCGGGTTTTACAGGACGAACGTTGGCCCAGATTCTCTTCCCGGCAAGGGATCACCGACGCCGTTTTATCATGGTCTGGGTGGCGAGATTCTGGTCAAACCGTTTGCCAAGTTCGTGAGAAGGGAGAAGCCATGATCCAAGTTAAAAACATCGACCCACCAGACGAAAAACTTGTCCCTCCAGGAATGGAACTGATGTGGGAGTATGAACACAGGGTTCCAACTGATGGAGAGATTTATCTTGATACAAGAAATAATTGGAAACTTTCTAACTCAGACAACGTAGCTTGCACCTTCATCGTCGCCCTCACCCGCCCGAAGGCTCCCGTTCTCCCGAAGTGCCCGTGGTGTGGAGAGGAACTTCGAGTTTGTAGTTATGCAACATACCAAAAGTTTTGGGTTTCTTGCGAAAGAAACAATTGTTTTTTTGGTCCAGACTTCACCACCCGCGAGCAGGCAATCTCTGAGACAATCCGGGTCTTGGGGAAAGGAAGTTAAGTATGAACTTAATCAACAAGGCTGAGATACTTTTGAGTAATGGTTTTCGCTATGGAGTATTTCCATCTAACGTAGCACGCGAATTAATGGAAGAGATCATTCGTCTGCAAAAGCAGCTGGATGAACTGCAAGCAGAAAAACAATCGATCTTGCTCGGTCAAAGAGCTTGGCTCGAAGAACTTGAAGAACGCTTGGGACTGGAGCTTGAAGATCACACAGACCCAGAAAACGGGATAACGTATGAAGAGGCTTTTGAATCAGCCTTACTCCTTGCCTTTGAACACAATGTCCATGTCCCAGATGGAGTTTGTTATGCGGTGGTTTCTTTGCAAAACGAACTCCGCGAGGCGAAGGAAGAGTATGAAAAAATCTGCACCGCCCTTGGCGATTACCCAAGTGCTGAATCTGGACACGTTGCGGATACTGTGGAGAAGATGAGGAAGGAACTCGCCGAACTCAAGGCGAGACTGGATTGTCGTGCTGGAAAACTTTTGAAAAAAGGAAGACGATTTATCGTTGTTGCAGTCGACGAGCCGTACTTTTGCGATGTGTTCAATCGGATCAAAGAAAATGAGATGAATAAAGGGCGATGGACTGGTGAAGATGAAATATGGTTCTTGGAATCAATGAATGAATGGTCTGGATTACAAGCCAAACGAATTAATGACAGACAAGCCGCCCGCGAGGCGGTAGGTGGTGTGAAAAATGAATAATGAAAAAATAGGATGGAAGACAGCGTTGTTGCTCTTCGTACTGTTCATAATTATGTTGTCTCTGGGATTCGTAGCACACTGCGTTTGGTTCAAATTCATGCTCTATGTAACTGGATAAGGAGATTAAAAATGCCCTCACGAGAACATAAAGTAAGTTGGTATAAGCAGATACACCTTGAATATGTCTTTGCTGGCGTGCTTTTTGGCCTAACCGTGATATTCTTCTACCAAGCATTCAGGTCTGAAAAGCCAAGAAAAACGCCCGACGTTGCCCCACGGCAAGCGAACGTGGTTAAAACCGATGCTGTACCCCCTGAATTGACGGAAGCCGAACAGGAGTCACTCAGGCCCGTAGAAGTCCATGTACCG